ACTCTTCCTTATGGGGCAGGGGGCCTTTGCGCCAGGAGAGCCAGCAGCGCCAGCAGGGTTCGGGCTGGGTATGGTCGGAGAGCAATTTGACATGCCAGCCTTTGAGGACCAGTTCCTCGATCATTTCCTGGCGATCTCCTTGGCGCCCATTTCAGCGGAGCGGGCGGTTTCCTGGGCGGAGCTTCGGACCTGGGAGATGAGGTTGTCGGGGCCGGGGCGGGAGACGCGGCGGCCTCCGACTTCGGCTTGCTTTTCCTGGGCCATGTTCTGCTGATGGAGTTGCATGTGGCCGGCCATGAGACGGTCCATTTCCTGCAGGTTTTGCATGGCCTGTGGATTGGCTGGCTGGCCGGTGGGCAAGAGGGCTTGGGCCTGCTGCGCTAGTTGCTGGTAGGCCGGATGTTGGCGGTAGGTGGCGTGGATCTTGAGATGGGCGTTGTGGTCTTGTTTCGGGGTAACGCCGGGGTCCTTCATCTGGGATAGGATGCGGTCGTTTTCCAGTTGGGCGGCGCGTTCGGCCTCCTCGTTGACCTCTTCGACCATGAGCTTTTCGGCATCCCCTTCCATAAAGATGGAGCCGAGGTACTTGGAGAGTTTGCGTCGGTCGTAGTTCGGATCATTGATGGCACGGTCGTAGAACTCCAGGGCCTTGTCCTTCTGCATCTCCGCGAACAGGGGTTGCATGGAGTAGGCTTGGCAGCGGATGCGGTAGTTCCACAGGAAGTCGGCGGAGGTAAGGGCTCGGGTGAGGCGCTGTTCGCCGTCGGGGGCGACGTTCATTTTGAACGATTCCGGGGTGTACCGGGGGTCGCCCATGACGGTGAAGGCGTTACGGCAGGCCTGGACGTAGATGCGGGAGACGCCAGCTTCCATCCAGGCGCGGTTGACTTCGACGGCGGCGCCGATGAGGGCGGAGGCGGTGGCGGAGACCTCCTTGGAGCCTTCCTGGGTGATTTCGTTGACGCGGGTGACGCGATCGACGTTGAGGCGCATGCGGTCGATGAAGTCTCCAGAGCCGGAGATAGGGCCGGAGAAGTCGAGGACCTCGAAGTTGTCCTTGGAGACGACGATATGGGCTTCGCCGTCTTCGCCGCGCTGGATGGCGCGGATGATCTCTTCGCCTTTGGGATTGCCGTCTACTTCGCTTTGGTTGACGAGGATCTGACGGGAGAGGCGTTTGGCCAGGGCAGCTTCGCGGGAGTAGGCTTCGACAATAGCGTCTTGCATGGACTCGACGTAGGCGAAGTGAGGCTTCGGGTAGTAGGAGGTCGGGTGCAGGTCGAAGCGGACGGGGATGAAGGGGAAGCCGTCTTCGACGAGGTATCCTACTCCCGGTTCTCCGGGGTCGCCATCCTTGTGCTTGGTGTCGAGGTCGTAGATCGGCTCGCCGGTTTCGGGATCTGCCATGGGCTCATCGACCCATTCCACCGCGCCCCATTGGCTGAGTTTGGGCATCTGCTGGGTGCGCTGGGTGAAGATGCGCTTCATGAAGGGGTGGGGGCCTTCCCAGATGGGTTCCGGGGCGCTGTCGGCGAAAATGATGAGTTTATGTTCGATCCGGGAATGGATGCGGTCGATGCGAACGAATTCGCCGTTCTGGAGGGCGTCCCGGGTGGCCTTCATCTCATCGGTGGGTTGGTACTGGTACATGGGTTCCCCGAAGCCTATTTTCTCACCGACTTCCATGGAGGAGGGCTTGAGTTCCCTGGGGAGTTTCCAGCGCTTGTCATTCTGGGCGGTGTCGCGCAGGAACTCCAGGGGCACCCACATGATCTCGCGCATGTAGCGAGCGTGGCCGAGGACATGCGGTGGGCAGAGGGGATCGACCTGGACGTAGCCTGGGGGAGCTCTTCGGAAGGACACGAGGTCTTCGGCGTCCTGCTGGTTGGCAGTCCAGGGCGGGATGATGTCGGCACCTGGGGGGTTGTAGTCGGTACTGATCCAGCCGAGGCCGCATAACAGGGCGTCGAAGATGGCCTGATGGACGTGGGGTCGGAGGCGGGTGATCTCGAAGAGGTTAGCGGCGGCTCTTTCGAAGAGGTCTTCGATGTCTAGGGAGACGCCGGGCATGTGGGCTTCGTCGTCGGTCACCTCGAACAGCAGGTGGGGGTAGTTCATGGCGACGGTAGAGACGATGGCGCGGGCGAGGGGGTAGAACTCGCTGATTTTGACGTATTCGGTCTTCTGGAGGTCGCGGATCTGGTCCTTGAAGTCCAGGTCGTAGGCTTTGATGAGTCGTTCCCACTCGACCATGCGCTCGCGGTAGAGCGTATCGAGGGTTTTCAGCTCATGGCGCCAGAACTTGACCCGTTTTTCGTCCAAGGGCTTCGCCCTTCTACCTTAGTTGGCTTTCCACTTGCCGGGGATGACGCCGGGGAGTCCCCGGGCGGGGACGATGGGGGTGTTTTCGATCTTGATGCCGAGGGTTTGCATAAGCCGGTCAGTGGCTTGCTGGAACTCCTTGAGCTGCTTGGGTCCGGGCATGGCGGTGGTGAGCTCGTGGATGCCGAGGATGGCGCAGATGCGGGTCACGTCCACGATCCACGACTGGAACCAGTCGGGAAGGTCCCGAATCTGGAACTCTGGGAGGGTCTTGGGGTCCTCCGGAGCGCTCTGCAAGGGCTCAGGCATAGCGGTCTTTCTTCCTTGGTTGGAACTGGGAGAGGACGAAGGCGCCGGAGTTGGGGCCTTCGGGCAGGATTTCGGTAGGTCGGTAGGCGCGTCCGTACATCTGGTCCAGCATTCGTCCGAAGAGGCTCAGGACATCCACCTGGTCATCATGTTTGCCGGCGGGGAAGCTCAGCAGCTCGGCCATCAGGTCGGCCGCCCAGCCGGCGTTTCTCGGAAGAAAGACCTTCCCCATGGAGAAGCGGCCTTGGATGGAGCGGGCTCGGGCGCCTTTATCCCGTACGCTGGGAAACTGTTCCCTGACGGGGAAGATACGCATATCTCGGCACATGCGCTCAATGAAGGGCTCCAGGGATTTGACGATCTGCCCCTTTTCCTCGGCCCAAACCGCCGTCTTCCAGCGCTGGGACATGAGGAGGAACTGCCGAACCCACTGCTCGGTGTCGGTCCGCTGTCTCCACCAGTCTATAAGATAGAGGTTCATGAGGGCATCGACGCCTCCGACCCCATGGACGGTGTAGTCTCCCCCATTGGCGGTGACGGCGTAGTCCGACGCCCCCCAGTAGGTCAACTCGTCGGGCAGTTTGTCGTAGAACTTGATCCAATCTCGTTTGAAGTACTCTCCGCTCTCAGGAGTCGGTTCCTGCTGGTAGAGGGCCGACCACTCTCTTGGGCCGATCACTCCCCGAATTGTCTCCAGGACCTCCTTCGGGAAGCGTTCCGGCCAAAGAGCTTCGCCCTCCTGTCTCCCCAGGGGATCGTCGGGCTTGGCCAGGGCTGGGAAGTTGATGACCTCCCATTCCTCCGTCGCCTCCGTCAGGATCCGGCCCGCTGGATCATCCTCATGCCAGCGGGTAGAAGTCAAAATGATCGCCCCGTTCGGCTCCAGGCGGGTGTAAGCGGTGCTCCTGAACCAGTCCCACACCCCGTTCCGCACCGTCAAAGACTCCGCATCCGCCCGATCCTTCACCGGATCGTCAATGCTGAACACATGCGCCCCACGCCCCGTCACCGCCGTCCCTACCCCCGCCGCCACATACACCCCCCCCTCCTTCGTCAACCACCGCCCCGCCGCCCGCGAATCCTCCGCTAACCCCCCAGTAGGAAAAAGCTTCCCATACTCCTCCGAACCCACCACATTCCGCGCCGCCTGCCCGTAGTCCCCCGCCTTCTCCGCGTTGTAAGCCGCCGAAATGAGCTGCTTCCCCGGATTCCGACCCAAATACCACGCCGGAAACAAGTGCGACACCAAAACGCTCTTCCCATGACGAGGCGGCATCGACACCATCAACCGCCGCAACTCCCCCCGCTCCACCGCCTCCAACCGCCCCGCTAACCTTACTATATGAGAAGGGGACTGAAAAACAGGCCAAATGAACCGACAAAACGCCAGCAACCCATTCCTCGCCTCCCTCCGCCTCACCAACTCCCGTAACGCCTCCACCTCAAACCGCAGTTGCTCCAACCCCGTAGGATCCAGCTCCCGCTCAATCATCTTCCGCTTCCACCACCTCCCGAGACTCAGCCTCTTGAGGCGCGGCCTCCTCCACCCGCATCCCCTCCAGCAACGCCAGCCTCGCCTCCGCATCCACCAACACCGCCTGCAACTCCCCATCACTCAAATCCCCCACAACCCGCATCTTCACCTCCCCCTCCACTACCTTCGGTAACAACCGCGCCGCTATCCGGTAAAACTCCGTCGGATTCGCCTCCGCCCACTCGTGAAACACCCTCGGCCCCAACCGCCGCAACTCCTCCTCCACCATCCCCTTAAACGTCCGCGTCAACCGCCGCTCATACCCCGCCCTCCATAACCCCCGAGGCGGCTCCGTCCCCACTAACCCAACCTGCTTCTTATTCGGTACGTCCATCCCCTACCTCATAATCAACCGCCTGCGCCGTTAACCACACCGCCGCCATCATCACTTGCATCCGACTCTCCCCGGCTAACCTCTCCTCCAACTCCCGGAGAATCCCCGGAAACAAACGGTCCCATACCAACTCCCTCTGATCCTCCATACCCCAAACCTACTCAACCCCCATCCCACCCGCCAACCCACCCCAAATCGGCGGAGCCACCAACCCCCCCCACACCAAACCGCAACAAAGATCTCCCCACTATCAAAC